GTGATGAAGGCTTCAGAGGTATATTTTCTCAAAGGTCGGCTAAAGTTTGGAGACAGCGTTAATAGCGCCCCATTTCCGTCCGCAGTTGTTGTGTTCGACGGAAGGAGTTCTCAGCAAATATTCGGAACGATGAATCGATGAATCGTAAGCAACGTCGAATAATGGAGAAGAAAATGGGGGAAGAATCCACCAAAAAGCTTTCCCAGAAAATTTTCCAGTTTGAGAATCTTCCGGAGGAATGCTTAGCGTGCCTAAAGCCATTTGATAAGAAAAGCAAAGAAATGGCGGCAACTTGGAACATCGTTGTGCGAGATGAGGATACCGTGAGATTATATTGTCCAGAATGTTGGGACATGGCCTGCAAGGTAGCAGAAGAGCATAAAAGGAAACAAACATGACAGTACAAAGATTATCATTTGCATCTTTTGTTCGCCTTTTAAATCAAAACACAAAAGACGATTCCATCTGCGTGATAAAGTTTTATTCGAACGGATGTAGCTATTGTCATCGACTTAAAGATGCCTATGACCAGATTTCAGATGAGTATAAAGATCTTAAATTTTTTGCGTTTAATATAGATGGTGTTGAGAATATTTCCTCCTTTATTGATATCAATGGTGTGCCTAGTATTTCTTTGATTAAGCCGGGGCCCGAAAAACCACAAATTAGTATTTTGAAAGATCCGCCAGAGCCAAATCCTTTCACATGGTATCGGCCGGCATACATAAGAGCGTTCATCGAAAGGGAAACAAATGAATAGAACATATTCATACGATGATGTGCTTCTTATGCCGAAATACTCTGACATTCGCTCGCGCTCGGAAATTGATATATCAACTGATTTAGGAAAGGGCACCAAACTTCAACTGCCTATTTTTGCATCCCCGATGGATACAATATCAGAAGGCGCGATGGCCGAAGCTATGGGCAAAGTCGGCGCTAGTGCCATTATTCATCGCTACAACACAATTGAAGAGCAAGTGTGTGAAGTACAAAAAGTAACATCGCCCGCTATCGTTGGTGCGGCCATTGGTGTTTCTGGGGATTACTTAGAAAGAGCCGTCGCCCTGGTTGATGGTGGCGTAGATTTTTTGTGCGTAGATGTGGCTCATGGCCACCATATTATGATGAACGAGGCGTTAAAGTTGCTTCGAAGAAAATTTGGCAACGATCTTCATATCATGGCTGGAAATGTTGCTACTTTGGTGGGAATTAATGATCTTGCCGACTGGGGAGCAGATAGTGTTCGGTGCAATATCGGTGGCGGCTCAATTTGCTCGACACGTATTCAAACAGGCCATGGCCTGCCGGGCTTTCAAACCATCCTTGAGTGCGCGAAGACCACAAGAGACGTTAAAATTATTGCCGATGGAGGCATCAAGAATTCTGGCGATATGGTGAAGGCGCTCGCAGCAGGAGCAGACGCTGTGATGGTGGGTTCTTTGCTCGCAGGAGCCACCGAGACACCTGGAGAAATTTTTAAGGACACCAACGGCTTCCAGTGGAAAACTTATCGCGGAATGGCCTCTAAAGAGGCACAAATCGATTGGCGAGGAAAGTATTCTTCTTTTGAGGGTGTCGCTAGTCGCGTACCACACAGAGGAACTGTTAATACTATCCTACAGGATTTGGAAAAAGGCATTCGGTCTGGATTTTCTTATAGTGGTGCAAGAAATTTGAAAAGACTACAACATCGAGCACAATTTGTTACGCAAACTTCATCTGGCTTATCGGAAAGTCGCACTCACATCACCACTAGGAAATGGTGATGCCGGATGATGTCGCAAATCCACATTTAGACAAGAAGGTTGCGTTTGTTGAAAACACACACCAACATGCTAAACTTATCTTAAAGTTGCGTCACGACGGAGTAACTCAATCAAAGTTCTTTCGCGCTATCATTGCTGGCTATCTTGATGGCGATGAGCGCATACAAAGTTATATCGATGAGATAAAGCCACAAAACAAGAAGAAGAAAGCAAAATCAAAACAGTTGAGAGACAAAGGAAGGCAGAAGATGGAAGATTTTGGATTGAACGACGGAGAGTTAGAGAACATATTTGATCTCATTGAAGAGGAGCACCCAGAGTTATGAAGAAAATTGATGGTTTGCGCGAGTGCACTCGAAAATGCATGAGGAGAAAGAAGCAGTGTAAAGAGAAAGAATGTCGCCTTTGGCAGGATTTCCCAGACGAATATAACTGCACCCTGGTCTCTGTTTATGAGCACGGGTCCATGACATTGCGAGAAGTAGCAGAACGCGAACATTTATCTTTCGCGAGAATAAAGCAAATAGAAACAAAAGCACTAAAGAAGCTCAAGATGTTAAATTTGATCAGTTGTTTTCGTTTTTAAGGTGATTATCAAAACTCATTACTATTTATTTTTGAAGTTTATAGCTGTAAACAAGGAGATTTTAAAATGGCTCGTAAAAAATTGTTAACCGAAGGCGAGATCCGCCAATTTATGAAACTCGCTAGTTTGCGACCAATTGGTGAAAAAAGGCTTCATGAGCTTGGTGACTATCCTCCGATGGCGGGCGCCCGAGATGAAGAAGAGGGCCCATTGCCTGAGCCCGGCGCCGAAGCTGATGAAGGTCTTCCAGAGCCACCAGTAGAAGATGTGCCCGAGCCCGAGATGGACCCCGAAGAAGACGCCCCCGGAGAAAAAGAAGCCGCTGTTAGTCTCCTTCAGCACATTCAAGATTGGGCCGAAGATCGCGGCATTGAAATGGATGTTGAAGACACAGAAATGGAAGGCGAAGAACTTGAGGCTGGAGCGCCCGAAGACTTTGAAGGCCTTGAAGAGCCTGAAGAAGAATTTGAAATCGAAGAGGAAGAGCCAGCCGAGCCCGCACTTCAAGAGATCTCCCTGGCGACACAGAAGTATCCTCCGCCAGAACACCGTACACCTAGGGGCGTCGGAAGTGGCAGCGATAAACAGCATTGCGAAGAGGACCGCAAAGGCACATGGGATGGCAAAAAGTGTCTGGACGCCGAGGGCAAGATCCTCTTTCCTAAAAAAGATCTTGGCGGCGGTATAGATGAGCAGGCAGTCGTTGCCGAAGTCGCTAAACGTGTTGCTGCTCGTCTCCACCGCGAACACAAGAAAGAGCAGATGGCCGATCAGCTGGCTGAGCGCATCATGAAGAGGCTTACAAAGTAACTTGACAAAAGCATAATTTTGTGATACATTAACCACTGGGGCAACTCAGTGGTTAATTTTTTGAGGTAATTATGGGATATTGGTGGTTATATTTATTGGTTTTTATATTTGGATATATGACGCATAAAACGTTTTATTTCTTTCGTTCTGTTAAAATTAGCATTGGTTTGATTCGTGTTTCGCAACTAGTTAGTTTGGGTGTTTTAGCAAAATCCATGGAAAACTTTTACTATGCGCGTACCATTCGTCTTAGAGAAATGCAAGAAATGGGCAAGAGCGATAAAGACATTCGAGATTTTAAGCGTTCTTTTAGTTTGGAAGTTGCCAATTATAAAAACAAGGCAATTAAAGGAATGTTGGACTTGCATCCTAAATTTTACGATCCCCTCGTTGATTTTGATAACTGGAATAGTGCCATGAAATATCTTGAAGATAATAAACACTTCGTGCAACAACTTTTAAGTCAGACTAAGAATGATTAAAAAACTTATAGATAAAATCAAAGCTAGCGTCGATGATGATCAAAAAGTTCTCTTGATAGACCCTATTGCTCTTGGCGGCGCCGCAGAACCAGATCTAAGAACAATTGGAATGTTTTGCGACATTAGCGAGGAAAAAGTTGCAGAGGTTATTCATGCCATGCTTTATTTGAATGAAATGAATAAAATTGAAGCCGATTCAGATAAAAAACGTGCTATTGAGTTTTATCTTTCAACTTATGGCGGCTCTGCTGATGACATGTTCGCGCTTTATGACACAATGCGCTTGATTAGGCAAGATAGCGAAATACACACGCTTGGTTTAGGCAAGGTTATGTCTGCCGGCGTTTTGCTGTTAGCTGCCGGCACAAAAGGCAAGCGCAGAATTGCAAAAAATTGTCGAATTATGATTCATTCGGTAGCGGCAGGCAACCATGGGAACCTCCATGATTTAACAAATGAACTTGAAGCAATTTCCGACCTGCAAAAAATGTATGCAAGGTGTCTGATAGCCGAAACAAAGATGACCAAATCTCAGCTTAAAAAAATGCTGGAACGCAAAGTTAATGTCTATTTATCTGCAGAGGAAGCGGTTAAACTTGGAATTGCCGATATTGTTGTGTGAGGAAACAAATGTCTGAACTACGTGAAATCTTAAGAGAAGAATATCTTAAGCAAATACAAAAATTTGATTTAAACATGTTGCTGGAAATGATTGAAGAGGAGCTGAGTTCTCCAGTTAAAATAATTAAAGAGGAAACGCCTCCTCAAATTGATCTTGAAACTAAACCAGAGTCTCAGCAGTTACAAATGCTGTTAAACTTAATTCCCGACATTGCCGTTTCCGAGCTTGGGTGGTCAGATGTTAGAACAACTGATGCGGGCGACATTATTGATAAAGGCCCGCAAAGACGGCTATTGGAGGGTTATCTTTCCAACGTGAAAGGCGGCAGTCTTAAAGAAAAGATTAAAAAAGTATCATCGTTTTATTCTGATGGCATTGGATTAATAGAAACGGAGGCCGGATCCGATCGAACCAAAACAATTGTCCAGGCAATTTCTTATCTTGTATTTTATAAGACGCTTACAAAAGTTATCACAAATTTTAATGCATCCTCCGCTGGATTTAGTTTTGAGTCCTTCTTGGCAACTTTGAGCGATGGTTATCAAATTCCAGCTAACACCGGCACAATTGCTGACTATGTTGATAACTCTGAGAATAAAATGATTCCCGTAAGTCTCAAGTTATATCGAGAAGGCGGTCTTGAAGTTGGCGGCAGCTGGACAGACTTGGTGAGAGATTTAACAATGGAAGGGGAGGAGACTAAAAAGTGGGCCGGCGCTTTTCCGTATGCGATGAGATATGTGGTTTGCACTAAAACTTTGGAAGGCGAAGATCTAGAACAGGAGGGCAACATTCACTTTTATCAATTTGACTTCACTCTTGACAATATTATGAACATTCTTATTAATTCTAGCGATAAGTCGCGCTTGTGTATCATGTTGCCTACGGAAATTGTAAGCGCGGTGAAGAAAGGAGTTACAAGAGGAATGGAGAATTACATGAACGATAGCTTGCCTTCCCAGTCTAACCTGCCGTCGCCAGAAGAATTGGAAAAAATATTCATAAACGGAATTGAAGATAGTAAAAAGTTTTCCGGCTTTATCAAGCGCCTTGCAAAAGATCAGGTTGTCATAAGCCAGGATCAAATTCAAGAATTTCTCACGGCGCTAAAATTTGCTAAGGATGATGAAATCTTCCTCCCGGCCAACCCCGCTACCTATGGTGGCGGGAGCGAAGTCGGCGTAGTTCGCGGCCAGTCTAGACTAGACATGTCGAAGGGTAGCAAAATAAATAAAACATTAGAACGGCTCAAGTGGCCGGCCCAGCTTAAAAAACAAAATGGCCATAAAGGGCTGCAAAGTTTCAGAAATGCGATTCGCGACGGTAATAATGCGGTTATTGCTTCGGTGGGGGCCACGAAACAAAAAGACAAACGCAAGGCCGAACTAAATAGAATGGTTGCCGAGAATGAGTTTTTAAGTCCCGAGGAATCCCGGGATCAATACAACATGCTTGGAACCGAACAAAAGAAAATGTGTCTGCTAAATAGTTTAGGATACCTCCGAACATTTAAATTTCACATTACCCAGACACAAGTTCTTGCGATTGAAAATATAGATGATTTGGGAACAATTGAAGTAGGTCGCAAGAAAATCGCAGAGATGCTCGCGAAGGCCGCTGATCTATTAAACCAAGAAGTTGGAGAAATCTTTCAGGCCCTTAAAAGCCTTTCCGATAACTTGAATATGTTTTTTGCTAATTTAGATAAAGATGTCGGCAACAGCGCCAACATAGCAGTTAGGAGTGCCCAGAGCATTAGCAGAAAAGATATTCTACAAACTAAGAAAACCGATCCGGAAAATGCTGAACAATTATCGCTTTTTGATAAATAGCTTGACAAAATGGTCGTGAGAGATTATACTATATACATAACCTAAGAGGGATCAATGAGCAGAGCTTATGATGATAATCAAACTCTACAGCAGAAAATTATAAGAGGCGCCAATGTACTAGCCGACAACGTAGCATCTACACTCGGCCCCAAAGGCCGTAATGTTCTGCTACAAGAAAAAGGTAAGCAGCCTTTCATTACAAAAGATGGCGTAACAGTCGCGCATTTTGTGGCATTAGAAGACCCATTTGAGAATGCGGGCGCCCAAATATTGCGTCAAGCGGCTATTGAAACAAATAATGAAGCCGGCGATGGCACCACTACGTCTACCGTATTGGCGCGCGCAATACTGCGAGAATCACAGCGTTTTATCGCATCTGGCGTATCTCCCATTGAATTGCAGCGCGGCATCAATTTGGCAGTGAAGGAGGTAGTAAACAATCTTAATGAGGCCGCCCAGCCGGTTAAAAGTGTTTCAGACATTGAACACGTGGCAACTATTTCAGCCAATAACGATTCCGATATCGGAAAGCTGATCGCGACAGCAGTAGATAAAGTCGGTCAAGATGGATCTATCACAATTGAGGAATCGCGCTCAATAGACACGTCTTTAGACATTACAGAAGGATTTAGATTTGATGCTGGTTTTTGCGCCGGCGCATTTATTACCGATGAACGAAGAGGTGTAATGCACTATGATGATCCGTTGTTTATGATAACTGATCATAAGATTTCAAATGTAGAATCGATTTTGCCTGCGCTAGAGATGATCGCGCGCGAAAATCGTCCTTTGGTGGTAGTAGCTGAAGATGTTGAAGGCCAAGCACTGGCAGCAATGATCATGAATGCAATGCGAGGCACGCTTAAAGTTGCAGCCATCAAGGCCCCGATGTATGGCGAAGAGCGCCGAAATATTCTTAGTGATTTGGCTACATCCGTAGGAGCTACGTTTATTACTCGTGAAAGCGGAGCCAAACTTGCAGATATTCAAATGACAGATCTTGGAGCCGCCAAATTTATTGAGAGCAACAAGTACAACACGACTATTGTTGGTGGTTATTGCGATTATGAAGTAATTGAAGAAAAAATTGATGCACTTAAGCAGTTGATCAAGGATACTGAATCACTGGAAGAATGCAGTCGAATTCAGTCTCGCATTGTTCGCTTGTCTTCTGGAGTCGCGGTTATTAGAGTCGGTGGCGCCACCGAAGTAGAAATGGTGGAGAGAAAACATCGCGTTGAAGACGCGCTTGAAGCGGTTCGTTCGGCTCAGCAAGAAGGCATTGTGTGTGGCGGTGGAGCGGCGCTATTATATGCTGCTGAGAAGATTTGTATCACTACTAATAGTGATGAACAAGCATACGGCGGAACCATAATTAGAGAAGCATGCAGAGAGCCCTTGCGCCAAATGGCGCTCAATGCCAACGAGTCGCCCGATATAATAATCGACAAAATTTTGACTGCTCGTAGGAATTATGGCTGGAATTTTAGTACTGGTGAATTAACCAATCTATTTAATAGCGGAGTTATAGATCCTGTGAAGGTTACGCGCGTTGCATTGCAGAACGCAGCAAGTTGCGCTGGAACTTTGATAACCACTAATTATGGGATCATTCAAACGGAGTAAAGTATGACAGAAAATATGAAAAAAGGAGATCTAGTTTGGATCCCACAACATGCCCGATTACACTGGCTTCGTGAAGATAGCGATAAGAGATATTTAATTACAAATGTGCCACGTACTGCTGTTATTTGCGAGGAGAAGGATAGAAGTTATGATGTATTCATGGATGGAAACCTGTGGACAATAAATAAAACTTGTACATATTATTTGGAGGAACAACATGCTTGTTAAACTTACCGAAGTGTGCAACAATGGCGCCGTTACTACTAACAAGTTGTATTCTTTGAGAGAGGTTTTTATAAACCCTGAGCACGTTGTAATGATTCGAGAAGAAAAAAGAATGAGAGAGTTAAACGAAAGAGGAAAAGTTGCCGATGGCCTCGATGGTGCGCATCAATTTTCTAAGCTTACAATCAACCGCGGCCAAGCAGGCACAGAAATTGTTGTTGTAGGGGCCCCAGAAATGATCGAAAACACGCTAAAAAGCGGCAAACAACTATTAAGAGGATAAGATGGACAACAGAAGGGTTAGCATTAGTTATTCAATAAAGCTATCAAATCTTGAAGACGAGACGCAAAGATTGCTATTTGGCTGTTTTGAGAAATTAAAAAAATTGGAACACAACATCGATGACAAGGCCTTTAAAAGTATTTTGATGCCGTCAACATTGGAAAAAATCTCTCAGATCAGAGAAGTCTTGAACGAAGTTGATTATATGCTTGATGATGTTTCAAAAATTATAATTGGATATGAGAATTTCAGAAATAACACGACAGAAGAAGCTGAAGAAGAGACCATCGTCGAAATCGACGCGTTAAAACAAAAAATTGATGAATTCAAAGAGACACTAAGCTCAGAAGAATAGAATGAAATCGCCAATTAGGTATTTAGATAGCCATACGGCGTCCTTGAAGCATTTAAAGTCGATTATTCCAAAGGGAAGCATCACGCACTCATATTTGTTTTTTTCTGGTGAGGTCGAACTTTCCTTGGCCGAGAGTCAGAGGTTTATTTGCGCGCACACCAACAATGAGGCAATCTATGAGTTTTGGGATTGCGCACTTAATGATTCGGGGTTGCTATATGAAATCGTTAAAGCCAAACAGTTCTCCGATATGTTTAATAAAAGAATCTTTCATATCCTCCAGGATCACTGGCTAGCGTACAAAGACCCTTATGTGCGATCTGCTCTTTTTTTTATTTTAAATAAGCTTTCCGATACAGGCAAAATATCATCAGGAAACTTCAATGAAAGCGCATTAAATCCGCTCTCATTGGCCCGCCTAAAGACTTTTAAAACTAAGAATTTTCATTTACAAATCGACAAAAACAAAGACTTAATATCGGCATGCAAAGAACAAAAGAACGCTGATTTTTATCTTTTTCCCATGGGTCAGTTTAATTATAGTTTTTTTGAACATGGAAAGAATGTTGGACCTGAAGAAACTACGTTGGCTCACAAACAGCTTGGCCAAGAGATTATAGAAATAACTGATAAAAAATGGATCTTATTATACAAAAAACACAAAGAGGTTTTCAACATCTACAAAGAACAAAGGATCGTAATGATTGATAAATTTGGAAAATTAACCAAACAGCCGCCGCAATGCGAGGAAATAATTGTTACAAATTTCTAGCAATCTCTTGTTGGCATGCGCGTTGTTCGCACTTGGGCAATCCCTGGCTTGGTTTCAGATCAATAGCCAGTTCGTATGGGATTGGTGGAAGACAAAACCTATTTTGGCTGTCCTTGTTTATGGTCTTCCCACTGGTCTCTGTTTTTTATATGGAGTGCGCTTGGCCTACGAAGAGATGGGACAAGTGTGGGGTCCGAGGTTCTTAATCTTTAGTATGTCATATTTGACGTTTCCAATTCTTACGTGGTATTTCCTTAATGAAAGCATGTTCACCACCAAAACGATGATTTGTGTGTTTTTGTCAATGCTTATCGTGAGCGTCCAACTGTTTTGGAGATAGCAAACTATTTATAGTGTTGAGGTATATTTATGGATTTTGCTACACGAAACTGGTTTGGTTATATAAACGAGAACATTAGATTAGATGAAGGCCTCCGTGACATCGGGCTCTCCGAGTTTGTCGCCGACGCCATCGACTCCGCGCTACACCAAGCGCCCGAAAGCGCAAAGACGTGGCTGGGGCATAGGTGGAAGACCACACATCTCCATCAGTTCGTGCGTCCAAGCAACAGAATCCAAGAGTTTCGGTTCAATACGATGGAGCCGCTCTTGTCTGCGCTTGACTATTGGACGGGCGGAACGAAAAAGGAGGATCTTGACGAGCCAAAGCCCGAAGTTCAGTTTGGAGCCCCCCATTCGGGCCCGCGACCCCCATGGGGTTGGGGGCCGATCGCCGAGGCGCGACTGACCGAGGAAGAGACGGAAGCAGAAATGGAGGCTCGCGTCACCAAGCGAACCGAGAATTTAGCGGACCGCGCCAAGCACGTTAAGTTTGTGCTCCAGACCATTAACAAGACCATTAAAGATGAGCCTCTCGGCAAATGGAACAAAGCCTTTAAGAAGGCGGTGAAGAGATTAAGCAAGCTGGGACTTAACAGCAAGGCAGTCGACTTTGTTAAAGGAGTATTAGACAACGCAATCGAGCAAGCGTGGGCATCCTTCAGCAGTCGCTTCCAAGACGTGTTCACGTTCTTAAACATGCACCCCGACAACATCAGGATCCTCAGCGATATTGAGAATATGGCAGACGCAGACAACAAAGCTGAAGAGGAGATAGCAGAGCAAGAAGATCCGGACCAGATCCTTCACACGTTTGATGACGGATCCTATTGGTATGATCTACAGACAAGCAACTGCGACTTGGAAGGCGAACGAATGGGGCACTGCGGTGCTGCTCAAAGTGGAGGCACAATGTATTCCCTCCGCAAGCCCGAAGGCAAGCGCGGCAAGTCTAAGTCGTTCGTGACGATTGAGTTTGATGGCGAGATTGTCTCCCAAATAAAAGGCAGGAGCAACAGCATGCCTCCCGAGATCATGTGGCCACACATCGAATGGTTCATCGATAATATGGGTGTGACGGAGGTCACAGAGCAGGGCGAGCATTCCGACGATCCTGAAGCGTTCATGGAAATGAATGCCTATCTGGAGCAAAAAACCAGCGCCAACTTTAGCGGCAACCGCCAAACACGAGTAGACGAGTTAGAGAGCGAGCTTGAGAACATCGATCAGAACATCGGCTATGATAATGAACTAGTCCACAGCGAAGTGTATTACAATATCTCCGATTACGGCGAAGACGATAACCAAATCTATGTGGAGGCAGGCTGCGAGTGTGGTCTACAGATCGATCTTGGTTGGCCGCTGTATTTTCAAGCCAAGAAAGGCTACATCGCGATGGATAAAGACGGCAATCCCATCACCAGCTACCCGATGATCCCCACAACCTACAGTGAGCAGTCCTCCTTCGAGTCCGATGTGGGCATTGATGAGGTTGCCGCCTCTCTCCCTGGTGAGGAAGCCGACATAAATATTAGTATGGCGATGATGCAGGGTGTCATACCCGACGATTGGGAGCCCCCCGCGGACTTTCCCAACGCAGAGTATCCCGAGACAGCGCACTTGATCGTGGAGATTAGAAGGAGCGAAACATTTGAAGACACCGAAAGAGAAGGCGGCTCAAGCGCCGCTCGCGACTATGAGTATTTTGCTAGCGAAGTGGTCGACGCGTTTGAAGAGAGGTATCACGAGCACGTTAAGACAATCCAGCGGAAGCTAGCGGTAGAAGACTACATTGCCAAGAATGCCTACGTTAAAGATATGGAGAAGTTC